CCATCGTGGCTGTGCCAGTAACGTCTATGCCTGTGGAGGTGGTGGCTAGTTTTTTGCTTCCGTTGTAAAACAACTCAACCGCACCATTTGTATCTCCAGCAATCCAGTTGCGGTCTTGCGCTACAGGCTGAATACGAAAGTCGTCTGCGGTTATTACAAGATTGCCAGACCCACCTTCTGTAATAAAACTGTTGCCAGAAGCCCCATCATGGTAAATCTGTAAGTCATCACTAGCACCGAACGTAGCCTTGTCGTTGTCGCCAAACTTAACGTCATTACCGTTAGTGGCTAAGTCTTGCGTCAAGGCAACATTAGGATTGATGATGTTGTTGTTGGCTACAGCCGCCCATGCGCTGCCTGTGAAAACAAACATAGTATTGCTGGTAGAGTTGAAGTACAACGCACCAGTTAATAAAGCACCACCATCGTTATCGTTAGCGGGTGCTGAACTTTTAACACCAAGGTATCTGTCGTCAAAGCTATCGTAAGCAGCCTCAGCATCAGCCACGGCCGCGTCGAGTGTAGCCTTAGAAACATTAACGGTAGAGGTTAATGAGTTTACTGCGGTAGTTAACGCAGCTACTTCAGTTTCAACTGTCATAATTAAATTCCTTTACGCAAATGCGTGTTGTGATATATAGCGTGTTTGAGAGTCCGTAAAGGCTGTGGCCATTTGTAGGAAAACTACCTGATAACCGTCTGCTGCGCCTGCGGCTTGTTGTATGCTAGTAATGTTAGTGGCTGCAAGGTTGACATCTGTAATGTTAGTACCTACAACAGCTACAGGACTAATGTTAGTTGCGACAGTTTCTACCTTGTCGTCAATAGCAGCTACCAAGGCTAAGTCAGAAGAAACATTGGCGACTGTGGTTACATTAGAAGCAATAGCAGCCACGTTTGTGACAGCGCTGCTGACACCGGCTACAGTTTCTACCTTGTCGTCAATAGCAGCAACTAAAGATATATCACCAGCAGTAATACCGGCTACAGTAGTTACGTCAGCAGATATGCCGGACACAGTTGTAACATCAGTAGCAATGCCTGCGACAGTTCCAATAGTATCGGAACCGCTGAGGTTAGCAGCGACAGTGTTAACCTTAGCTATGTCACCTGCAACAGTAGTTACTGAAGACGCTGCTGGCCCTACAATATTAATGTTAGTGCTAAGCGGAGTCGCGGCTACAGACGTAACGTCAGCGCTTATACCGGCTACTGTATCTACGTCACTACTAATACCAGCTACTGTTGTTACATCACCAATATTACCCGCTACTGTACCTATGTCACTTGCATCAGCAATGACAGTGTCCATCTTAGACTCTAGGCCAGCTACAGTTGTTACGTCGCTGCTTATACCTGCTACGGTAGTTACGTTACCGGAGATACCAGCTACTGTGCCAATGTCGCTTGCGTCAGCAGCTACAGTATTAATGTTTGTGTTGTTACCTGCTACAGTATTTACACTAGCAATGTTGTCACCAACAGTGTTTACGTTGCTAATAGAACCAGCTACTGTACCAATGTCTGAAGCATCTCCAGCTACTGCTGTGATGTTGGAAGAATTAGTAGCTACAGTGTTTACGTCAGCAATATTACCTGCAACAGTATTGACGTTAGCGATGTCGTTGTAGACACCTGTAATCTCTGTAGTCTTAGCTGCTACTGCTTGTACTTCAGTGCTGTTTGCTGTACTAGCGGAGTTAGCTGCTGCTGTTGCTGAATTAGATGCTGCTGTAGCTGAGTTAGACGCTGCCGTAGCGTAATTAGATGCGTCCGTTGCTGAACCAGATGAAGCCGTTGCGTTGTCGGAAGATGTACTGGCGTGGCCTGAAGCTGCTGTTGCTGAGGAGGCTGCGTTAGTTGCGCTAGTGTTAGCGTTAGTAGCACTACTAGCTGCTTCATTTGCTTTAGTAGTAGCTATGCCTGCCTGTGTGGTTACTGCGGATATTGTGGAATCATCAGTTGAATCACTGGCTCCTCCCGTTCCTCGATAAATAGCCATTCATAGCCCCTACGAAAAAAAATAATAAAAAAAGAAAGATGAGGATGTAGAAAAAGGGACTCCCGTTAAGGAGCCCCTTAGTTGTCTTAGCCGTTTACAGCTAGAACGATACCTGCTTCTGGACGAAGTACCTGAGTACCGTACAGAGTATCAGCAGTGTAAAGAGTACCTAAGAACTCTTGCTTGTACTGAGTCTGAGAGCGAACACCCTGCTGCTCAGCAAGAACCATAGCGTCCTTGTGGAACAACATTGCGCCTTTAACTTCACCACCAGCACTGTTCTGGGCAGCAGTCTCAAGTACAGGACAGTTAGAAGTAGTGTATACGTCAATGCCGTACAGGTTACCAATCTGACCGTTCTTAACACCACGACCATCTACGAAGTCAGAAGACATGTAGCGGTCAACACCCATGATAGCGTTACGGATGGAAGGAGGAACTACGAAAGAACGACCGTCCATAGGAACGTCTGCATCATCCAGAACCTGAATAGCAGCACGGAAACCAGCATCGTTAAATACGTCACCAGCAGCTACTGCGTCAGCAGCGTAAGTTTCGATACCGGCAGAGCCAGAGAAGTTATAAGTGTTGCTGTGAACCCAGTCAGAACCACTACCGTTGTCATCACCAAACTTCTTACCCAACAGGAACAAATCTTCGTCAACCTGCTTGGACAGACCGTAGCCTGCGTCACCAGTGTAGAACTGACGGAGAGAAGCCAGAGCCTGTACTTCGGTGATGTCTTCAATCAAGCGAGAGAATTCAAAGTGCTTGTCGATAGAAATCAATACTTCTTCTTCAGTTCCGTTCTGAATAGTAACAGCGGTGTTAGCTGCTTTAGCGTTAGCGGAACCACGAAGAGGCTTAGGTACGTGAATAGTGTCGCCTTTCTTGCCTGACATGCTCATCTTCTTAACGAGGTTAGCCAGAACTAAGTTAGACTTGTATGCTGCAATAACTTCGTCACTCCAGATTTCTGGGATAAACTTAGCTGCGCTTGTGTTGTCAACCATGCCGCCTGTGGCGGGATATACTGATGTAGCCATGAGATAATACCTTTAAATAATAATATTTGAGTTAGCGGACTCTCTTCTCGGCATACGCTTTAGTAATTTCATCACTAAGTTGTAAGTACCGTTCTGGGTCGTCCTGCATTAGTTTAATAATGTCTGAACGTCTGTAAATTTTTCTAGACTGTTGTTGTCCATTACCCTTTGTACTTCCTGTAGAGGCTGACTTAATTGCTTCCTTACGTCCTGCCTTCTCAGCAGCTAAGGTCTGAGTTACTACACCTTGACGTTCCTTCCAGTTAGTCAGGAGTTCGTCTGCGGCTTCGTAATCATAACTACGGTCTGCCTGAGCAAAGAGCTGGGTTCTAATCTTAGAGCCTTTAATCCAGTCAACAAACTTAGAGTCAGCGATGACCTCTTGCATATCTGGGTGTCGTTGGTTTAGTTGTGACAGCGCAGATGCACGTTTGTTTTGTAGAGTTGTTTCCTCAGCCCTCTTAATTGAAGGGTGATTAGCAATAGCTCTAGCGACAGCCTTGTCTGGGTCTGAGAAAAAATCTACTTCTTCTTCAGGTTCTTGCGTTGGTGCTGGTGTATCGTTTGTGTCGAGTTGTGTCTGAATGTAACTATCAACTACGCTACGTAACTCCCCTACTTCACTGCTCTGTCTACCTAAAAGCTTTTCAGCCTCTTGGTGCATCCTTACAATATCAGCAGTTGACTTTCCTTTGTACTTCTCAGGGATGTCTTCTTCAGTTACAGTTTCTTCTGGAGGGGTTGGCTCTTGTTGTGGAGCTTCCTCTGGTTCAGGAGCTGTATCAAAAGATGTAATTTCTTCTTCTTCGTTGATGTCCTCTGGACGCTCGTCTATAAGTGTTGCCATTATTAAACTCCGTGATTTATTATCATTGTGGAGGTTTCATGTAAGTAAAGCTTCTGATTACTCAGAGTTGGCCTTACGCTCTTGCTTCAGTTTCTGTTCGCGCATCTTCATCCATTTCATCGTAGCACCTACATTATCACCAGAAATAGGGTCAATCTTACTGCGAACAGGGGTAATCATTTTTTTAGCAAGCCGGCTGCAAGTAGCACAGTCAGCCTCCTTAGTATTACTGTCTATAAATAACTCAGTAATATGTCCTTCTGAACATTGGAAATCAAACATGACCCGCATTAGGATGCTTCTTCTTCTTCTTCTTCAGGCTCTTCCTGTGCCTGTTCCTCTGCGGCGATAACCTGCTGTTCCAATGTTAAAAGACTAGCAATAATAGAGAGTTGACCCTTACGGAAGTGCAGGTTGTTCTCGTCTGTAGTCTGCTCTACTGAGTTAATGTGTACAGAGTTAGCCTGTAAATCAGCAAGAAGAGACTTCCAGCCTTCGTTACGGAACAACGTGTACATGTTTTCGTAATACTTTTCTAATTCTTTGTCAATCATACTGTTTATCCTTTACTGGACAGTTTAAGGTTTAAAATTTAAGTAACTTACTAAAGTATACTATAGTACATTATAGCATATTTCAGAGCAAAAGTCAAGCATTATTTCTTCTTATTCTTAGCCTTGTTCTTTACAGCCCGCTGCCCTCTAATAGGCATCTTGTTGCTTTTAGCTGTCTTTTTCTTCTTTTTGCTGTCACATACTGAACATTTCACTTAACACCTCACTTCTTAGATTTAGCCCCAGAACACTTCCAACGCTTACGAGAAAGGTTGTTAGGGGTGTTAGGGTCATTCTGCTTAGCTTTAGGTAGCCCTTTCTTAATGCCAAGGCTTCTAGCGCAGTAGCTATCACCTTTGGAAGTTCCCGGTTTTACTCGTGGGCCGCCGCCTTTAGCTTTACCAGCTTGACCGTAGCTTACCTTCTTACCACTAGAGGTTACTTTAACCTTTGCTTTTCCCTTTCTTGGTGTCGCCACTGGGCTTCTCCTGTTTAGCTTTAAGTTCTTTAACTTCTAATTGTAGTTTGTCAATCTTTTTATTTGCTGCTCCAAACGCTACGTTTACTTGCTCCATAGCGTCACTGAACATCTTAAGTGTTAGTATCATTATTGCAATTGCCCTTCTGTAGGTTGCGGGTTAGGTTGTTTAGCTACTTCCTTAATAGCTACTTCACGCTCCTTCAGTAGCTGCTCAGAGATTTTAAGACGCTTCTGGAACTCTTTGTCGTCTGCATCTCCAGCCTGAAGGTTAGCTGTAACTGCTCTGATACGGTCAATCTCAAGCTCCTGTGGTACAGCCTGTGCTTCAGCAGCAGCCTTAGCAGCTCGTGCCTGTGACTCTTGGGCTTGTCCGTTGAGTGCAGCAGTCTGTGAAGCTTGGAACTGTAACTGAGCCTGCTGTGCAGCCTGTTGTGCCTGCTGTGCTTCTGGGTTAGGCTGATTAGCTTGGTCAAGCTTAGCGATAAGCTCTTCACGATTGGACAAATTCATATTGTCAACAATTGATTTAACTAATTCAGGGTACATGGGGGTGTCCGGAGACATGGTCTGTAGTAACTGTACGAGCTGTGTAACTTCATACTCACGAGCAATAATGCCCAGAGAGCTAGACACATCAAACTTGTAGTCAGCAACAGGGTACATCTCAGGTTCAAACTGCATGTAGCGGTGAGCAGCCTTAGTGACGAAGGGTACGATGAATGATTCTTGGAAGTTAATCAATGTGCGCTTGTGACGCTTAATGATAGCCCCTAAGCTCATTGAGATGCCCGCTGCCGTAGCTTCTCCGTTAATACCACCTGACACACCAGTGGAGTCTACAGCGCCCGTAGCGGTCTGTACCATCTGTTGTAGAGCACTTGCCTGTGCGAAGGTAATCTGACTGACCTGACCAAAGTTAAATGGCTGTAGAATCTCAGCGGGATTACCATTTGTCAAGATAACTTTACCTGCACGTACCTCTGGTTTAGCACCACGAGGCATACGAGAGGCATCCATGGCTAACATAGGGTGTACAGTCAGTGCGAGAGCATCGATACGAGCTCGTAGTTCTGCGTCTAACGCCTTCTGAGAGTTATACCCTTTCTCACATACTCCTCGACCCCAGAAACGGCTAGGAACGACATCCCAAGGGAATGCGATGATAGGACGGTCACCCATCATGTAGGGGTTAGCTTCAGCTTTAAGTAAAACACCGTCGTTACCAATAACAACGATAGCCTCAACGTAGTAGCTGTCATCTTCTTCGTCATCTGATAAGCTAACTGCTTCTTCCTCTGCGTCAGGGTCTTTCATAGCCTCTTCTAGGAGGTGACGAGGAACTAAACCGTAGTATTTGGTTAGACGTACCTTATCTTCTTCGTATATAGACTGTATGTCGTGGTCAGGCTCAATATCGAAGTCTTGTTGAGCTTCCTGTAGCTCTACGTCACGATAAACACCCTGTTCCTGTAGCTTTTCCACTACGTGACGCGATACGAACTCATCTACAGCACAACCTAGAGCATCATCAACGGATGTAGCTACTGGGTCAATAAGGAAGTTCTGTGGCATAACGGGTCGTAGCTTAACACAGGTACGGTCTACTATGTTTACACCTACTGCTGTCAGCTCTCCGTCCATCAGGGGCTGAGTTGCAGGTTTAAATTCTTTTTCAGTTGACAATTCAATCTCAGCGATGCCAGTACCGAAGACAGCAGCGTTGATTAGACACTCAGCTACACCTTTACGGACTTTGTTACGCTTAAAGTCGGACTCTAGGTGGTTACGGAGCATCATTACGTCCGCTTCATCCTTGTCCATGTAGTCATCTTTGATGTCGAACCACTTACCACGGCCAAAGGTAGCTTCCTCTAGCTCCGCTACGGATGACTCAACAGCCTGCTGTAGTGCTGGACTGATGATACGAGAGCGTTCTGACTGTCTAGTCTTGTCTTCTGGAGACCACTGGCCACGCCAGAGTCGATAGTACTCATCGAACTTCTGTGAGTAGTTAGCCTCGAAGTAATCTCTCCAAGACATTGCTTTGTTGCTTACCCACCCTTCTAGTGATTCTTCGATAGTGAATGGTTCGTTGGAATCTAGCATAGTTTAGTACCCTGCGTATGTGTCTAGGAATTCGTATTCTTCTTCTTCGTAATCAATAGCGTAGGCTATCTTAGCCAACTGGTCTATGTAAGCCAGTGCATCTATCAAATCATCGTGAACAAGCTTGTTAGGGAACTGAAACAACTCATCTAAGAAGGGAGCGTTCCATTCACCCTTATTAAGTGTTATATTACCGTGCTCAAACCTACCCTGTAAGGCCCAGACAACCCTATCAATCTTCCTCTGGTTGCCGTGAGTCAGCTCCTCTACCCTAAAGAATCGTTGGTTCTTCTTCATTATGTCGTTCAGGTAGGGATACACAGCGTTCTTTAGGGCTCCTTTCTCAATACCGACTGAGATAGGTTCGTAGTCTCTGACTGCCTCAAAGATTCTTCTGGCAGTCTCTTCGACGCCCCAACGGCCATGTATGATATTAGCAACCCACCAACCCTCAGTGCCTGCTTTAACCACTGCGATAGCCGTTTGGTCAAGACGGTTAGTCTTAGTTGTAGCTTTCTGGACATCTGCAAATCCTGCCAAATCGACAGCAATGTAATAACCACCATCTGAAGGTTCTTCCTCTGAGAACTTAACGAACTCTTCCTTAAAGAGCTCACCACCTGCTGCCTCAAAGGACGCCATGAACTCCTGTCTAAAGGAGAAGGCTGACATCGACTTCTTGGCTGCGTTAA